ATAAGCACCGATGGAGTCAAAGACGATGCGGTGACGGCTGGTAAAATCCCAGCCAATGCTGTGGGGTCTAGCGAGTTAGCTGACAACGCAGTCGATACGAACGCAATAGCAGATCAGGCAGTAACTTTAGATAAATTACCTCATGGAGATGGTAGTAGTGATGGTAAGTTTTTACGAGCAAACAACGGAGCAGATCCTAGCTTTGAAACAGTAAGCATCCCTGCTGGTACAACAATAAACAACAACGCAGATAACAGAATTATTACTGGCTCTGGTACTGCTAATACTTTAGAAGCTGAATCATCTATCACATATGATGGAACAAAAATACTTAATATTTCATCTAGTGCTGGTGGTTTTTTTCAAGGTACAGATACTGATGGTGGAGTTGGATTAGTTGAAATGGGTAATGGTAATGTTGCCTTACAAGCAGATACAGGCAATGCTATTGCTGGTTCAAAAATACAATTTTATGTAGACAATACACAAAGAGCAGTCATTGATGCAGATGGACTAAAGTTTAACTCAGACACCGCAGCAGCCAACGCACTTGACGACTATGAAGAAGGAACTTGGACAGTTAATACAGATGTAGGCTCGCCTAATACAACTCATAGTGCATCTTATACAAAAATAGGAAGAATGGTTACTGTAAGTGCTTATATTACCTGTCCTACAAGTTCTAATGGCAATAATTTTAGAATTACCAGTTTACCTTTTACAACACTAGGGAGTGCTAATTATGCTATTGGAGCAGCTTATACTCAAGTACACACCACAGATAATGTTATTGCACAAATAAATCCGGGCAATAACGATTTATATGTATATAAGAGAGTTGGTAATAGTGTTACTTTTGCAGATATGAGCGGAGCATATCTATTATTTACTGCTACTTACTTTACTGGATAGACCGAAGCTACGTCTTAAAACTAAGCCTAAACCTGTTTTAATCGGAGATTAATCCTAATGGCATTAGCCGAATCAATCGAATACGACAAGATAGAAGTTGTCGGAAAATACAAAGCGGTGCAAGTCCGTAAAGCAACAGTCATTACAAAAGATGATAAAGAACTAACAAGATCTTTTGAAAGATATGTACTACAGCCAGACTCAGACATAAGCAAAGAACCTTCAGAGGTTTCTGCTGTATGTAATGCAGTTTGGACAGATGCAATAAAAGAATCATGGAAAACATTCCAAGCATCTCAATCCCCAACTTAGAGACAATAGAAACAATATCTATACCTTTACCTACAGCAGACGTTCCTTCTTACACTCCTTTGGTTGTACCTCCTAGTGATTTACAAGCAGAAGAAGAGATAGAAGGAGAAGCGTCTGAAGAAACCGACCAACCTGGAATGAGAAAGGTAGACATACCTTTTACAAATCAACAGATGCCTGTACCTGAGACTGAGATCTTAGTAACGGCAACAACTACTGCGGTTGTTTCTGTGGCTGCCACTCTTACAGCAACAGCAGCATTTAAATATGTAGTGACTGCAATGAAACCAATACTTAAAACTACATGGAAGAAGATAAGCCAGTCAAAGAAAAAAGTTTCTTAGGCAAAGTAAGAGATATAGCTGAAGATAAAGAACATCAAATTGAATTTCTGGGTACTATAGTCAGACTAGGCGTTGTTGTCTGGTCTGGTTTTATTATCACTCTTAACTACGTGGAGATACCAATGGTGAAGAAATCTGGTAACTCAGATATCACTTTTGTCGCAAGCGTATTTACGGGAGCCCTAGCCACATTCGGCTTGACGACTGGAAAAAATGGCAATGGTAAACCTACTTGCCCAATGATGAAAAAAGACAAACCAAAAGTATGAAGAAATTAATCATACTCTTAGCTCTGATGTCACCCGCAGTTGCAAGAGCAAACACAGTTACGCCTCAATTTACTACAGGTTCGATGAACTCAACGACTACTACAACTCAAACTATTACTGAGGTAGAGCAGCGTCAGGTGTTCGGATCTGAGGTGAATACGTGGTCAGGAACTAACGTAACTCCATCAGCCGATATAACTGGTAGTGGTACAACATTTACTGTGACAGACACAGCTAATCCTTGGACATTAGAAACCACAACTAGATCGGCTGGATTAGTAGAACAATGGGATACAACCACAAACTATACAATAAACTCCACTACAAACTCCTTGTCTGTCTTCTCACAATAGGCAGTCCGGTCTTTGCAGAAGGAGACACCAATAATAGTAGCAACCCGGTAGCAGCAGCGACCGGAAATGTAACCAATTCGGCTGTACAATTCCAGAATAATGGAGCACCTTCGAGACAGCAGTATTCGCAAGGGAACTCGTGTAATGGAACAACTATGACGTTTAGTCCGTTTTATATGGGCAACGATGTACAACCTGAAACTGAAGACGGCTACGTAATAACCGAGAACTGGGGGTTTCAATTAAACTTCTCAGTTCCTTTAAATAGAGATCTAACTGAACAATGTCAGCGTATAGCTGCTTTGCATGAAAGAAAGATGAAGTTAGACCAAGCCTTGGTACGGGCTCTTAAATGTGCCGAACTCCAACGGAAAGGTTTCACCTTCCGACCCAATACTGACTCAGCTAAATTATGTGCTGATGTCGTACCTATCCAATTATTAACACAACAAAAATAATGTTAGCACTAGCAAAACCATTCGTATTATCTGCCCTCAAGTCACCAAAATTTAAGACTTTCGTAATTGAACTACTTGAAAAATTAGTAGCACAGAGCGATAACGATCTTGATGACAAAGCATTAGCAATGGTTAAAAAAGGTTTAGGACTCTAAAACCGAGGGTACAAACATACCCAGACAAATTTACAAGCACCTTACAGGCGATCCTGAGAGGGCTTTTTTTATGAAAAATGACGAAAAAGGCAACTGAAGAACAGTTTAACGAACTGCACCAGTTGGTCACTAATGAATTTTTATCAAGAGTTAAAAGTGGTGAAGCTACAACTCAAGATTTAAAAGCAGCCTGTGATTGGCTGAAGACAAATGATATTTCAGGTGTTGCCTACGATGGCAACCCTTTACACAAACTGGCAAGTGTATTGCCGGAAATAGATCCAGACTTAGTAAAGAGCAGACTCTATGGCAAAGTCCAACGGAGCTAGATATGCCAATGGCAATCTAAAAGCTTCACAAAAAAAATATAACAAAACAAAGAAGGGGTTAGCTTTACGTGTCAATGCGAATGCTATTAATCGAGCCAAAGGTACTTATGGCAATGGTGACGGGAAAGACGTTGCCCACAAGCCAGGAAAACAAAACAGTAAGAATCCGAAAGATGCGACCCTCCAAAGTCCATCGAAAAACCGAAGCCGAAAAAGCAGACTGAAAATACGCAAATGACCCCTCTACTACCTAGTCCAAAACATTACTTACAAAACCTAATAACCATGACAAGTTCAGATTCTAAACGGCTCTGGAGAAGAGCTGTAAAAGAGCATTTCAAATGTACATGTGTTTATTGCGGAGAAACTTATGAATTTAAAGAACTTACACTCGATCACGTTAAACCTCGTAGCAGAGGTGGGCAAAATCTTACGACCAATGTCGTATGTGCCTGTAGAAAGTGCAATCAGGATAAAGGTAGTAGAAACTGGCTCTCTTGGATGAGAGACAAATTTGGACATAGTCCACATAGAGAACAAACAATAAGCGATCATATCGCTGCATAACTTATCCACTTAGGAAATATATCCGCACCCGCAAGGGTGCTTTTTTTATGGCAAGATTACCCAAGAAGAAGTTACGTCTACCTGTAGGAGATGAGTGGAATAACTTACCTAAAAACATAGATGAAGCTAGAGCTAAAGGTTTAAATAGATTTATAAAAAATGGGGAAATGTATGAACTTAGGCGTTCAGGTACAGACTCATATCCTCAAGGTAAATCAGAAAGACTATCTGTTAGAAGAAAGAATAGAGGTTCGGAGAAAAGAAACCTATCAGAAAAAATAGCATCACCTGACTCTAAAGTTAGAAAAGCTACCAATAAATACATGACTGAACTTTCTACAAAAGGAAGAGTTGGTCATCATGGTATGGGAGGAGTCACTAAGTATGCTGAAGGTAAGCAAGCTTTTATAAACAAACAAGCAAAATTAGGTATTAACGCAAAAGTAGCTGGAAGAGATTGGGATATTAGAAGTGGATTACCAGAAGGTGGTCATTCCAAAGCCAATATTTATGACATGGCAATTGATGACCATACTAAACTGCATGCAAAAACTGAAAAAGAATACCTTAATAAAATTAAAAATGCTGGTAAGAAAACCGACAAGATATTTAATTCTTTAAGACAAAGTACTCAAAAAGTTACAAATTTCTCTGGTATACAAGCATTCCTTAAACAAAATAACGCTACGTTTACACCAAAAAATGGTAACGGTAACGGTAACGGAAAAGTTAACGGTAACGGAAAGGTTAACGGTAACGGCAAAGTAAACGGTAACGGCAACGGTAAGAAAATTGTTTTGAACGGAAATAAAACCAATAACTACAGAGGTTTATCTACATTAATAGAAACACCTAATGATTGGTCTGATCCTTTGCTAATGACACCCCGCTTCAGAACCCTCGATAAATCGTTTGACGTAAACCTTTAACTAATCTATACACATTCGTATGAATGATACTTTAACAGCCCTTCAGGGCGATTTTAAGCTGTTTCTACAGGCATTGTGGGACCAGCTGGATCTACCCCAACCTACGAGGGCACAATATGCAATTGCAGATTATTTGCAGAGTGGTCCCAAGCGACTACAAATACAGGCGTTTCGGGGAGTTGGTAAGAGCTGGATTACTGGTGCTTTTGTTTTATGGACTCTATTTAATAACGCCGAAAAAAAGATAATGATTATCTCTGCGTCTAAAGAACGTGCAGATAACATGTCCATCTTTTTACAGAAACTAATTATTGAAACACCGTGGCTTAAGCACCTCAGACCTAAGTCTGATGATGCCAGATGGTCACGTATATCCTTTGATGTCTTATGTTCACCTCACCAAGCACCTTCAGTCAAATCAGTTGGTATAACTGGTCAGTTAACTGGAAGTCGTGCAGACTTAATGATTCTGGACGATATAGAGGTGCCTGGAAACAGTATGACGGAGTTAATGCGTGAAAAATTACTTCAACTCTGCACCGAAGCTGAATCCATCCTTACGCCGGAAGACGATAGCCGTATTATGTATCTCGGGACTCCTCAGACTACTTTTACTGTTTACCGTAAGCTGGCAGAGCGGAATTATCGACCATTTGTCTGGCCGGCAAGATTCCCCAAAGACATTACACCATACGAAGGATTAATAGCTCCACAGCTACAGGAAGACTTAGATAACGGCGCACAATCAGGAGAATGTACCGACCCAGACAGGTTTGCTGACGATGATCTCCTACAAAGGGAATCAGCTATGGGACGAAGCAACTTTATGCTTCAGTTCATGCTTGATACCTCTCTAAGTGACGCTGAGAAATTTCCTCTTAAAATGGCTGACTTAGTTGTTACCAGCGTTAATCCTACTGAAGCACCTGACAATGTTATATGGTGCTCTGATCCTAAGAATGTCATCAAAGACCTACCAACAGTAGGGCTACCTGGAGACTACTTCTACACACCTATGCAGTTACAGGGTGAATGGACTCCCTATCAAGAGACTATCTGCTCGGTTGACCCTAGTGGACGTGGATCTGACGAGACGGCAGCTTGCTATATCTCCCAGAAAAACGGTTTTCTTTATCTGCATGAAGTGAGAGCCTATAAAGATGGCTACTCCGACAATACCTTGCTTGACATACTAAAAGGTTGCAAGAAATATAACGTTTCTACCTTAGTCGTAGAGACAAACTTCGGAGACGGAATAGTAAGTGAACTTTTTAAAAAACATCTTCAACAAACAAAGCAGAACATTTTTGTGGATGAAGTTAGAGCGAATGTTAGGAAAGAAGACAGAATCATTGATAGCCTTGAGCCTGTTCTCAACCAACATCGCCTTGTTGTTAATAGGTCTGTCATTGATTGGGACTATAACTCAAACAAAGAACACCCTCCTGAACAGAGACTCCTGTATATGCTCTTCTACCAAATGAGTAGGATGTGTCGGATGAAGTACGCAGTTAAGCATGACGACAGAATTGACTGTCTAGCTCAAGGCGTTAAATACTTTACCGATTCATTATCTATCTCAGCACAGGCACAGATAGACCTAAAGAAGAGAGAAGAGTGGGACGATATCTTAGAACAATTCCTAGATGACCCTCAAGGTAGTGCTAATCATTTGGTGCTCGGAATGGACGTTAACCAAAGACAACAAGCTAGAACTAAGACATCAAATAAAGATGCTCCTAACTGGGTTTAGGGGGGTACCCTTATGTATACAGGGGAAGGGTGGACCCTTGTAGGGGAGCTTCGGCTCCCTTTTAATAAATATCCGTGAATGATATTACTTTAAAACACTACTCTCCACTTCCCTTAAGGGTTCTGAGTAGAGAGTTCTATTAACATCACTATATATGCCTAAACTTAAACTAAATAGATTTAGAAAGCTATACAAGAGTTTAAAGACTCCTTGGAAACCACTCAACTGGCTAATACTTGGTTACTTGATTGGCATAGAAGAAAGATACATAAACCTTGTGTCTAAACAGACTGTTGATAACGCTGTCAGTAAATATCTTGCAGAGACAAGAGAAGACACCGTGTATAAAGCAGTTATAGAGAAGGTGGAAGATGGTTATACCATTGGATACTTTCCGGAGAAGAAAGATGACTAATATTGGATTGGAAATTATATTTTGGACTGTTTTAACCCTATATTTACTCACCCGAATAGGACTTTTTAGATGAAGATATTCCTGGACTCTGCTATCACTACAGACATAGAAGATAGACTACCAATTGGAATAATTGATGGTGTAACAACCAACCCTACTCTTATTAAAAAGAGTGGTGAAGACCCTGATGTGGTCTACCAAGATTTGATTAATGCTGGGGTTAAAGACCTCAGTATTGAAGTTAAAGGCGATAACCAAGAGCAATTAGTAGCTAATGGTGTGCTTTATAACTTTAAGTACGGTGATAAGGCGACTATTAAGCTGCCTTGTACCGTTGAAGGTATAAAAGCCTGTAAAGAACTGTCGATATTGAACATTAAAACCAATATGACCTTAGTATTTAGTGTCAGCCAAGCAATACTGTGTGCATTAGCTGGTGCTACCTATGTTTCTCCCTTTGTTGGGCGATTAGATCAGATTGGAGAGGATGGTATTAAGTTAATAAGAGATATAGCCAGTATTTACTGTGTAGAAGGTATTAAGACACAGATCTTAGCAGCTTCACTACGTTCTCCTAGACAAGTAGAGGATTCCTTCCAGGCTGGTGCAAATATATGTACATTGCCGGTCAAAGTGTTTGATCAGATGTTCCGTCATCGTCTTACAGATGATGGTCTTAAGCAATTTGCCATAGATTTTGGCATAAATTTCTGAAGCCTATTATCGATATAGGCAGGACGAAATTACCCCCGCGGGGGGTAGGTAAAATCCACGCAGGCGCGGCGCTAGACTCTTTATCCAGCGGAAAGCCAGTCATACCAAGGTATTCCGCTCGCTTCGCTCGCTCCCTGAGCAAAAGTTGGTACATATCGCGCGATATTCGCACGTGTTATGCGTGCTAAACATTCGCGACACGCGGGCGGGCGGGGATTATAGTGTATCGCTTGTGTAATGCGACCTGTTGCTTAACATGCTGTAACAATTCCGAGAGACCAAGCAAGACAACGACATCTAGTGGCTAGTATCATTTACTACTCAACCTAGTTATTCGCTGAGATCCCAGACTATACCTGGTGTTTCACCGATTCGAGGGAGATTGTGAGAATTAATCTATCCACTAAGCGACAAATTGGATGTATAATGGGTATATCAGCCGATCTCGGTTAGATGACATAGTTAGTTATTAACAAATGGTGATACCAAAGCCATTCGAGGACAGTATAAGTCAGTTACAGCAATGTAAGACTAGCCTAGTTCGCTCAACCTAAACCCTTTATAACTTTCGGAAAGCAAGACACAAAGACAGGCTTTTTAAGGCGGTTCGATTCCGTCTGTGTCAATTATCCATTATTGGATAAATTGTAAATTTATTTATTTAATTCTTATGTATTACGTAGAAAATCGTTCCTCTTCCTGTATTGATGCACTTGCTGTTGATCCTCTAAACAAGGTCGCAGTTGTTAGATACCACAACGGTAGAGAGTACACCTACAAGAATGTATCAAGAGCTTCTATAGCTAACGTTACCCTAAATCCTAGTGTATCACTAGGTTTCTGGGCTAATAACCTTAAGCGTTTAGCTAAGAACAAAAAGAACAAGACTTATTGCATAGGTCAAACAGGGCTCAACGTACCTAATACGTTAGTTAACTGTTAGTGACTGGGTTTTCAAGGATGGTTCGACTCCATCCTGTCACTCTTACTACTCAATGAGAGTAGTCTTTTTTAATCATGCAAGAATCAAGACTAACTGTGGCACTCGATAAAAGATTTGATGATATCGAGGAGATCAGGGACGTAGCTAATCATGGCTGCGGCGGTGGTGTTTCTGGTTTTATTTACTGCTCCGAAACTCGTGAATTTTTCAATGAGTACGAGGAGGAAATAGAAGAGGAACTCCAAGAGATCTTTGGTGATCGTTGGATGTCTGACATGGTAGCAAGTCAAACAGTCTGGGACACGATGACATTTAAAAATCATTGCGTCTGGGTAATCGTTGAACTCTATTGTCAAAACAAAAGAGATGAAGACGAGGACACCACTAATTATAAATGGAAAGGTGAGGAACTTATCTCCAATCTATCCACTTAAGCATGGACTACAACGATGAACGGTTTAAGGTCGGTTCGATTCCGACCACATCACTTGCCATTACTAAATGGCTAACTTACACACTTTATTTTTTATTACTTATATGAAGAGATTAAATGTTTTGGTTGGCTGCGAATACTCCGGTATTGTACGCCAAGCTTTTGAAGATCGAGGTCACAATGCGTGGAGCTGCGATCTTCTACCTACTGACAGTAACACTCACAAGCACCACCAAGGAGACATCTTCGAGTTCATCGATGGTGACTGGGATTTGGCTATATTCCATCCGCCATGTACTGATCTAGCTATAAGTGGTGCTGCTCACTTCCCTGAAAAGATCAAGGACGGCAGACAGGCAGCCGCGATTAAATTCTTTGAACGTCTCTATCAATGCGACATTCCGAGGGTATGTCTAGAAAATCCAGTTGGTGTTATTAGTACAAAATCTTACATAGGTAAACCTACTCAATACGTCCAACCCTACGAGTACGGACACTATGAAACTAAGAAGACTGGGCTTTGGTTACGTGGGTTAGATCCTTTAAAACCTACAGACATTAAAGACTTAACCGGATTACCAAAGAAAGTAACCCAAAGACTTCATTATTTACCACCATCTAAGGATAGATGGAAGTTGAGAAGTACTACGTACAAAGGTATAGCAGCTGCGATGGCGGCTCAATGGGGTTAATAGATATGCAAATTACAACATCAGATAACTTCATCAAGGATGCAATCATTGACCACGTGCTTAAGGACTTAGGGCTCAAGCTTAGAGACTTAGAGCCACTAGACGAGCACGGTTGGGAAATGTTCGAGCTTTTATGTATATCAAAAGAAAGGTATATAAAAACTGGAATTATTTAAATAACTATTGGCAATGTCAATAAGTCCAATAGTCCTTTAACTTAAGGAGTCATTTTAACACTCATCAATTAAGGACGCACCTGTACAAGGGAATCGTGTGTCTACCTGGATAGTTTATATTTTTTTATTTTTATTTGTCCAAGGACACAAGGACATACCCAAGGACGAATGGTTAATGCAACACGTCTCATAGATGGACGCATCGCAGAGACAACACGCAAGGTCGGTTCGATTCCGACCACGTCCAATTACCTCGCAATGAGCGAGGACTTTTTAAACATGAACCAATCAAAACTATACGAGTGGCTACTCGATAATGATTGCCCATTTGAATGGGAAACAGTTGACAGTCTTATGACTACAACATCATGCACTCTTGTCTTTACTGACAAGGAAGAAGACAAAAGCTAGACGGCACAAGGGCGGTTCGACTCCGCCACTAGCACTTGCTTCGCAATGAGCGAGGCTTTACTGACTAATGTTTTACAACACTATTAATGAGGTATCCAGTACGTTGGTTAAATCTCATACAAATACAAGGACTCAAGAAGCAATTATTCTTGACTGTTTCAAATCAGCACAGGAACCTTTAAGTCCTTCAATGGTTCACTTCTTAACCAAGCTTAAGTGTCCTATCACTTCAATACGAAGAGCTATGACTAATTTAACTAAGGCTGGAAGTC